CCACATGATTTAGCTTCACTATATGGTTTAGGAAGAACCCAATCAGATCCAGGTAATGTACCAGATGGATATAATGAAAAAGTACCATTAGGTAGAAAGAAGAAAAATAAAACTGATAGAGGTACTCAAGATAACGCATTTGGGAAAGACCCACTAGGTAGAAAAGGTATGAAAAATGATGACAACGAATCTAGTAGATTAAGACCAACTTTTAAAGGTGGTTCTCCATTAGCTATGGAACATAAAACCATGCTTAAAAAAGCCCCAGGTCCAAAAAGAACAGGTAAAAAACTTGTTTTTGAGGAAGAAATTAAGGGGAATGGGCTATTGGATGAAAAACAGTTGAAAGAGTAAAAAATCTTTATATATTTATAAATAAACCAAATCACACAGAATGAACATAAAACATTCAAAGTATAAAAATACGGGTATTCTTTTTGAACTTCTAGTTAGACAAATTACAGCTGACACTTTAGATAGTAAGGATTCCCCAGCTAGTAAAATACTAAAAGAATATTTTGTCAAAACCGAATTAGGTAGAGAATATAAATTATACGAGACTTTATTTAAAAAGACTAGTATAACAGAAACTAAAGCAGATATTACAATTTCTACACTATTAGAATCTTCTAAAAGTTTAAATAGAAGTGCTTTAAAAAGACAAAAATACAATTTAATTAGTGAAATTAAAAAACACTATGATGTTACTAAATTTTTCTCTCATAAATTACCTCATTATAAAGTACAAGCAGCATTTTATACTTTAATAGAAAGTTTTTCTCAAAAAACTACTCAAAATGCTCAACAAGTTATAGATAATAAAATTACAATTTTAGAACATTTAACAGCAGCACCTGTATCAGAGGAAAAAGTTAAAGAAAATGTAATTAAGGAATTTCAAGGATACGATAAAGATTTAAGAACCCTAACATACAGAGTCTTATTAAACAAATTTAATGACAAGTATGAAAACTTGTTAGAGGGTCAAAAAGAAATTTTAAAAGAATTAATTAACTCAATAGATAATACTCCTAGATTAAAAGAATTCCATAATTCTAAAGTATCAGAAATTAAAACTGAGTTAACAGAATTAAATAAAAATGTAACTGATGAAGTTACAAAAATAAAAATTGAAGAAGTAATTAAAATATTACCTACATTAGGTAAAACTTCTAAAATTAAAGATGATGATTTAACTAATTTATTACAATACTACGATTTAATAGAAGAATTAAAGACTACAAATGTACAGGTTCAAGCTTAAAGAAATAGAGGTTGGTGACACTGAAATCAAAGGTGGTAAAAAGTCTACAGTAACAGATATTGATCCTGAAACTGGAGCTATATCGTGGGATATAGCTGATACTGCTGATTTCTCTTCAACTTATAATGCACTCCAAAAAGCAAAAGATTTTTTAGATACATTAGAGAAAACAGGTAAATCTAAAGATGATACAGCAATAGATCAATTTGCAGAAGAGATAGCAAATTTATTTAACTCATTTAGAACACACGTTAGAAAAAACTATCCTGAAGAATATGAACGTGTATCAAGATTAAAGGAAGAAGAAACAGAAGAAACAGGAGAAAAAGAAGAAAAAGATGTTTTATTTATTGACAAATATCTTAAAAGAATAAATACAGTTCCTGAATGGCAAGGTATCTTAAATAGAGTAATGAATTTAAGTGTTAGGGGAGTAACAGATACTACCAAAAGAAAAGTAATGATGGATGCTATCAAACAGATAAATACAGCAACTGCTAAGGGTAAAGTTAAAGAACAAGAAGTTGATGAAGGTGAAGGTATAGGATACTTAACTCCAAGAGCTTTTAGTAAAAGTAAGAAATCTACAGGAGCGCCTGATATTTATTATTATAAATTAGGTTTTAAACCTGTACCTAAAACAAAACCAAAAGGATTTGAAGTAAAACAGTTATTTGAAAAAACAGATCGCAATGAATTTCAAGGAAAAAGAATTGCGGCTTTTAAAGAAATAGAAGAAAGATTAAACCAAATATATCCTCTTTTGTCTAATGCAAAAGATGAAACAGCAGAATATTACAATGAAAACCCAGGTTCATATGCAATAGTTTATTCAACAGATTACATATTTGAACTATTAGATGAAGTTGAAGCAAAATTAAAACAATCAGAATGAAAACGCTTACAGAACAATATAGATTAATAAAAGAAGACAAGGGTCATAAAGGTGTTTTCTTAAAGGAGGCAAAACGTCAATTCCCTAACCTTATTACAAACAGTGCTACATTTAGTGAAGCATCTAAGATATTAAAACAAAAGAATATTATCTCAGAAAATTATGTTGATTTACAACCTATCAATAATCCAATTGAAAGAAAAAAAGAATCATATGAGAATGCATTTGAAAATTTCTTAGCTGAAGCAGAAGCAAAAGCTGAAGAAAAAAAGGTATCTAAAGAAGTAGAGGAAGATGCTGAAAAGAATTATGATTATGAGGATAAAAAGGATCCTAATAATATGATTTTTGGTCAAATTCAAATGGGATATTATTGTGAGTTAAAAGATCCTAAAAACGAAGGAAAAACAGATCAAGAATTACTAGAGATTGTTTATAAAAATTTAGCTAAAGATTCTATATATTATACCAAAAATGGTCAATTTGGAGAACAAGATTTAGGTTATACAGATGATGCTCCAAGTTTAGGACCAACTGAAGAACCAAAAGGTGAATATAAATCATCAGGGTATGGTAAATTAAAAGAAAATAAAGAACCAACCTCAAAAGTATCACCAGAAGAAGCAGCTTCTTTAGTAGCAGTTAAAGCTATAGATAAATTAGAAGATAGTAAGAGTTTAGAAAACATAGCAACTAAAATAGCTAAGGATCCAAAGGCATCTAAACAATTAATGTCTATGTTATCTAAAATGAATTTAAATTTAAATGAATCTGAAGTTGATGTTGACCCTATGGATGCCAAAAAAATAGCATTAGCATTTGCTAAAAAAGCAGTAAAGGATAATCCAATCAACGAAGAAGGTGGTTATGATTATGGGGGAGCTTTTTGGTTAGGATTAGTAGGTGGTGGATTTTTAGGTAATTACTTAGCAAGTATGAATGATGTTATAACACCTACAATGAAACTATTAGGACACTCACCTGGACATATGGGTGCTGCCATAGCAGGAGCAATAGGAGGAGCAGCTTTACTAGTTATAGGTAAAATGGTTTATGATAAATCTAAAAAATCAGTTAATGAACATTCTATCTCAATGGCAGGTGGTATAGTAACAGGAGGTGGATTTACATCTCAAAACTATATGGATTTTTATGGTTTAAATGAAGCTGAAGATGATAAAGAAGATACTGAAAAAATCAAAGGAGATTTAGAAGACATTAAAAAAACTAGTGATGAAATTTCTAAAATTGAAATGTTTGAAGAAGATAATATTAATGAAATGGAGACTTCTTCTCATATAGAAGCAGTGGCAGATATATTATCAACAAAAGCAGAAGAAATACTTCAAGATGCTAGTGATAGAGGTGAAGAATTAAGTGATGAAGATGTAGATAGAGTATTAGACATGGTATTAGATATAAGTGAAATTAGAGATGTTCTTAAATCTCACCTTAATTTACATATTGATACTTTAAATACAGATAGATAATTATGAAACAAGTACTTATTGAAACACAATTATTTAAACCATCCAGGGGTTTACTATCAGAAGGTAAAATGTCTGAAAGAGGTAATCCTTTAGTGGAAGGTATATTAGCCACAGCTGAAGTAAAAAACGGTAATGGTAGATATTATTCTAAAGAATTATGGGATAGAGAATTAGATAAGTACCAAGAATTAATTAAAGAAAACAGAGCAACAGGTGAATTAGATCATCCTGAATCTCAGGTAATTAACTTAAAAAATGTTTCTCACAACATAAAAGAAATGCATTGGGATGGAGATAATGTAATGGGTACAATAGAAATTTTACCTACACCATCTGGAAACATTTTAAAAGCACTAATAGATAGTGGCATAACATTAGGTGTATCATCCCGTGGAATGGGTTCATTAGAACAAAATGGTGATATAATGGAAGTACAAGATGACTTTGAGTTATTATGTTGGGATTTTGTTTCAACCCCTTCTAACCCAGGCTCATATATGACATTAAAAGAAGGTAAAGAAACCAATATTAACCCCTACACAAAAGCAAATAGCATAGTAACAGAAATACTATGTGCAAATGGAAACTGCCCAATATTTTAATTATGGACAATTTTGATTTAAGAAAATATTTAGCTGAAAATAAGCTTATAAAAGAAGAGCTAACCTGGTTCATTGATGATGAAAACACAGATGTACGTTATAAAAATGATGCATATTTAAAAGAAGTAGAAGGTAAAATAAAAGAACTCCACCCTGATATATCTGATGAAGATTTAAATAAAATAATAATCATGACAGGAGATCAATATTCTCGAGAAGAAGATTTTCATGGTGATAGTATCACTTCAAGTAATTTTGTTGACGCAGCAGTAGAAATATATCAGACGGATATCTTAAGTAGAGGTAGTGATGATAAAGACTCCCCAGAAAATCCTGATTCCCCTTTTAAAAAAGATGGTGTATTTGGAGGTTGGTCACAGGCACAATACGATGCTTATCAAAACGATCCACGTAAATATGAAAAATATCTTAGGCGTGGAGGAGATTGGGAAATTTGAAATTATCTTAAAACTGCGACTTTAAAGAATCCTCATATACGTATAATCGTAAATATGCTATCTCTATATAGCATGGACAATAAATAAATTCTATTACGTTTCCGAATAAACGTACTTTCCAAATTAAAATTTAAGGAATAATGGCAAAGAGAGACATTCTCAAAGAAGCTATCGCTGATGCTAAAGCCGTAAAAGAAACAGCTATCGCAAATGCTAAAGCAGCACTAGAAGAAGCTTTCACTCCTCAACTAAAATCTATGCTAGCTGCAAAGTTAGAAGAAATGGAATTAGATGAAGAGAAAACAGAAATCGAAGAGATGACTGAAAAAGAAAGAGAAGAAGGTGATGATCGTAAAGATGACAAAATCGAAAAAGAAACCGAAGAAATGAGGGAATCTGAAAACATCGATGAAGAAATCAATCTAGACGAAATTTTAGCAGAAATCGAAGGTGAACTAAACGAAGACGAGAAAACAAAAGCCGAAGAAGAAGGCTATCTCGATGGTATGAAAGATGAAAAGGAAGACATGGAAGATAAAGAAGATGATTCTGAAGAAGAAGAAATCGACTTAGAAGACATGACTGATGACGATCTTAAAATGTTCATTGAAGATGTAATCGCAGATATGGTTGGCTCTGGAGAGCTAGAAGCAGGCGAGAATTTCGAAGAAGAAGACACTGAAGAAGAAGTAGGTGTTGAAGTTGTAGATTCTGAAGAAGAAGAAGTAGAAATAACTGAATCCACAGAAGAAGTAAATGAAGATGATATTGATGAATTAAACACCATGGGTGGAAGTTCAACATCATCTACTAGATCAATCCCTAACCCAGTAACACAAGCTATTGCAAAAGCAGGTGGAGATGTAAAAGATTGGACAAAAGAAAAAGTAGCAGCATTTAAAAAATGGAATGCTGAGTTTGGAAAACAAACCAAATACGCTCAATCAGATAACAAACCAAAAACAAGACCTGGTAAAGGATTCTTAGGATTCGAAGAAGGTTTAGAAGAAGAGCTTAAAGAAGCACATTCTACAATCGAAACTTTGAGATCAGAATTAAATGAAGTTAACTTGTTAAACGCTAAATTGTTATACACTAATAAAATCTTTAAAGCTAAAAGCTTAACAGAAAGCGAAAAAGTAAAAGTATTAGGTGCATTTGATAAAGCCGCAACAATAAAAGAAACAAAATTAGTATTTGAAACATTAAACGAAGGTTTAAAAGTTAAGAAAAGTACTATTAGAGAATCTTTAGGTTCTGCCTCAAAAGCAACAGGTAACTTTAAAAACACTAAAAACCCAATAGTTGAAACTGACCCAATGGTGGAAAGATTCAAGAAATTGGCAGGTTTAAAATAAATTAATAATTAAAAAATAAAACTAAAATGTCACAATTAAATTCACTTTTAGAAAGCTCTGCTTCCAACTGGAAGAACATGCAGAGTGATGCTGCTAGATTAGCAGACAAGTGGGAAAAAACAGGACTATTAGAAGGATTTGATAACGAGGTTCACAAGAACAATATGTCAATGATTCTTGAAAACCAAGCTAAGCAACTTGTTGTTGAGCAATCTCAAACTGACCAAGGTGGTTTTGCTGCTAACGGTGGTGCAGGTGCTCAGTGGGCAGGTGTTGCTCTTCCATTGGTAAGAAAAGTATTCGGACAGATTGCATCTAAAGAATTCGTTTCAGTTCAACCAATGAACTTACCTTCAGGCCTAGTATTTTTCCTAGATTTCCAATACGGACAACAAAAAGATATTAACTTTGGTGGTCCTGGAGACGTATATTCAAGCCCAGCTTCTATGTACGGTAACACTAACCCAGGTGCTGATGCAGATCCATCT